ACTTGCACCAAGTATAGCATTAGCAATAGCATTAGAAAGTAACATTGAAAGTATTTTAACTACACCTTGTAATAAAACACCAAGGAATCCTTCAAAACCACTTGAAGCAAGTCCCATTGATTCAACTATATTATTACCTAAATTTTCAAATCCTTGACTAATTGAATCAGCAATCATTAATACATTATCCCTAAATTGTTGCATCTGATTATTCATATCATCAGTTGCTTTCTTAGTTCTTTTAGCTATATTTTCAAATGTATCAGCAACACCCATTAATCCAGGTCCTTTAACTTTTTCACCTTTTTCTTCAGTTTTAAGTTGTTCATTAGTTTTAACTTCTGCAACTACTGATTTAATTTTAGGAAGTATAGGTTCATTTGATGTTTTGAATTTTACTATAATTTCTTTTTCAATTACATTATCTGAATTATTAACTATATCATCAAATTTATTAAAACTATCAATCATTGATTGTGGAACTTCAAGACCTTTCTTTTTAAGGTCTTCCATATCCTTCATCAATTTATCAAGTTCAATATCAGCAATTTTCTTTCGTAGTTCAACATACTTATCAATCATTGTTTGTGGAATCATTCCTTGTTTTTGAAATTCTTCCATAATAGGTATTAATGAATTTAATTCATTCTTTAAGTCTGTAAATTGTTGTTGTTCTTTTGTTTGTTTTTTTACTGGGGCTTTAGTAGTTGTTGTGGTTACTGATGAATCTTCTACAACTGGTGTTACTTTAAGTTCCATCTTACCATTCAAGGTATTATTAATAGCTTTCTTAATATTATTACCAATTTTAGTTCCAGCTTCTGTATAAATTTCCTTTTGTTTATCAGCTGATTCTTTTAATATACCACCTATTTCATCAAAATTACCAGTAAATACTGCTTTAATTAATTTAGCAGCAGTTCCTAATGCATTAAATAATACTTGAAAATTTACTTTAATTGCTGCAAAAACAATTTTAAATGCTAATCCTATATTTTCAACTTCAGCCCTTAGTAATGCAGAATTATTATAAAAATCTGCAAACCAATTATATAAATCATTAAATAATTGACCACTTGTTTTAATCCATTCTGATATTTTATTTATAAATTCACTAAAACTGGTAATCATTCCTACTAATAAAGGTTCTAACTTCTTACCAACTTCGTTTAATAATGTATTAATTGAATCTTTTGCATTAGATATAGCACCACCAAGTGTTTTAGATTGTTCAGCCATTGCACCTTGAACACCTTCTAAATCACCTAATGATAAAATATATTTTTGTATAGATGCTGCATTATTATCAACTACTGTTTGAACACCTTTGAATGTATAAATTATTTTATCACCATCCTTTTGTGCCCTAATACCAAATTCTTTTAGTCTTTCATTCTCCCCAACTTGTGCATCAATAATAGCTTCTGCAAGTTGGTCAAATGGCTTACCCATTGATGAAGCTAAATCACCAAGTTTAGTCATTTGTTCCATTGTAGGTTGAAATCCCTGATTAGTTAATTTAACATATGATGATGTAAGTTCATTTAATTGAAAAGGCGTTTTAGCAGCAAATTGTTGTAAGTCACCAAAAGCTTTATTAGCTGCTTCTTGACTACCTAATGTATTTTTTAATACAGCTTCATAATTAGCAAATTCAGAACGGACAGATATAACACTTGATAAAACACTTTTTAATCCAGCAACAACAGTACCAACAGCCATAGCTGGTAAAAAACCTTTAGCCATACCAATCATACTACCAAAACCAGAAGATACACCACCACTTGCAACTTTTGTTTCCTTCTGTAATTGTCCAAGTTGTGCTGATAATGATTTAATTTGCGCTTTAATAGCTTGTATTTGTTCAACAGATTTACCAGCAAAACTTGTATTTTTAAGTATAGCAAGTGCCCTTTGTAATTCATTAAAATTACCAGTTGCACCTTTTACACCAGTTGCTAAATCTTTAACATTACCTTTAACTTTTGTAAGTCCTGCTTTAAAATCTTCACTATTTAAACTTAATTGTGCTAATACACTGAATGTTTTATCAGCTGCCATATCATTCTATTCTTTTTTTGAAATAATATAAATCATAAATAACATACATTAATATCCAACCATCATTAGCTAATTCATTAATATTAGCTATGATTTGATATAATACTTTTGTTTTTATTTGAATGATAGTATATTCGTATTTAACCATTTACTATTTTTTCCATTTCTTTTGCATATTTTATCAATTCTTCTTTGGATCTTCCCTTTATTTTTGGTTCTTCTTCTTCTTCTTTTTCCCAAGGAAATTTTAACACATCTTCAAGTGTTAAATGTTTGGTAGATTGTGATTGAAAAACTGAATAAACTATATACCTTGTTTGATTCCAATTATTAATAAAATCATCTTCATTCTTCTTTATAATATATGAAGCTTCTTTCATTGTCATTTCATCCAAAAAATAATTAGGATGAATACCAGAAGTACAAACAATTGAATATATTTCGGAGATTTTTAACCCTTTTTTATTGGAATTTTTTTTTCGGGTGTTTCAATAGAATTATTAAATTCATTGAATTTGGTTAGTATTTCAGGGTCTTCATCTACTATATCAATAAATTCTTCAAATGTATATTCCCAATCCTTATTACAACCTTTAAAACTGCAATAAAGAAGTGTTAATATATCTTTCATAGTTGTAATATCTGCTATTTGTTTTCCAGTAGTTTCTTCATATAACAAATAACTTCTAAAACTTTGTTTTAAAATGTAATCTTTTTCATTAATTTTTATTGTTATTATTTTCATACATGTTTTTTATTTTTGTGTGGCCACGTGACCACATTTTTAATTAAGATGTACCCACATATTAGTGGGTACATCTTAAATAAGGTTAGGATGCTGTTGCATGTGTTAATGCACCAGTTCCTTGGAAACTTACTGTAAATGTTGAAGAATCATCATTAGGTGCATTTAAATCAAGTTTAGTTATATAAGCTGAACCTGATAATGCTTTAGAAGTTGTTCCTAATGTTTGTGGATATCCCATCAAAGAAGTAGTTACTTGTCCAATAGTTATAGTTACGGATGTACGTGCTATCATCAAATCAATTAAAGTATCATAAGTTTGTCCTGAAGTACCCAAATTATCTTGTGTGAAAAGATTATCTGAATCTACAGTCCAAGACATTCTACCAGCAATAAATTCTTCCCAGTTTCCAGTAGAATCTTTAGAAGAAATTTGTTTTGTAGCCATACTTGTTGAAATTTTACATGAAGTTGCTAATGCTATACATCTTTTAGTTGCACCAGAAGTTATGAATAAACATAAGTCCGTGCCGTTAATTACATTTGCGCTTGCCATATTTTTATATTTTTTTTTTAATTACATACTATGTAATTTATTTACACTTTATTGTGAATTCTAATGTTGTTATATAACCATCAACACCATAATCTTCTGAAGCACTTGTTAATAAGGATTGATATATATAAATTCCACCGAAAGTTCCACTTATAAATTCAAGTGCTGTTCTTACTGCACTTGATATATTTATATTTTCTGTATAATTATCTGATATTATTTTTATTGATACTAAACATTCATCAAATGATAAACCATCTTTAGTATAACTTGGTTTAACACTATTTCTACTATAAACAATAAAAGGATTTAACACTTCATCAGGTGCAAAAATCGGATAAGTTTTTCCACTTACATATGTATAAACTGCTGTATTACCAGTTAAAATTGAATATACTGCTTTACCTATTTGTATTGACATTACTTCTTATTATTTTTATCAAGTATTTTAATAAACTGGTCTTTAATATTTTTGTAGATTGTTTCTTCTACTGCTGTTTCTGTTGTTTTATTTGCTGTTGACCAGAATTTATTTCCAATTATTTTACCTGTTCTGTGGGTTTCACCGTTTTTTGTTATATAAAATCTTTCTTTAGTTCCTGCTTCTGCTATATGTGCTAAGTGACCACCTTTTCTTTTTGATGCACCAACATTTAATAATTGATATTCTTTTTTCAATGATGTTGTTAATGATGCTGATACGTGTGTATAACGACCTGCTAAATTAGCTTGTGCTTCATTAATAATTAATGTTGCTGCTTTTTTAAAAGATGTTGATAATATTTTAGTTTGAACTTCATTATTCATTTCAGTAAATGATTTTACAAGTTCTTCAGTTCCGAATATTTTTAATAATTTATCGTTGTCCATTGTGTTAAATATTTTGCCATTGACTACCAGTCCATCTTTTTATAAGTGCTGGAACCCATTGGGAGCCTGTATATCTTTTTACTGGTTTTAATTGCCAACTACCTGATAAATAGACTTTAATCTGTGAACCAGATGATGCTATTGTTGTTGTGGTTGTTGTTGGTGCTTGTGTTGTCGTCGTTGTTGGCGCAGTAGTCGTTGTCGTAGTGGTTGTTGTTCCAGTGGTTTTAAAAGACAAATCATTTAGTTGAACATATGATGCGTGATTGCTTACAGTCGCTAAATCAGTATTATTTTCTGTCGTTCCATCATAATAAAAAGTACCGGTATATGATGTTGCCATACCTTGTGTAAAAAATGCCCATACTTCACACATAACAACATCACCATCTAATGCTGATACTTGAGAAGTAGTAAATGTACCAACATGTGATTGTTCAGTTCCGGTTGATCCTTCAGTACTAATTAGTGATTGATTTGCAGCATCACGAATAGTTCCAACTTTAGTACCATCACTTGGACGCCATACATAAAGATTTAATGTATTAACCCAAAAATTAGCAGCGGAACTTGATTCTTCTGAAGCGACATTATAATAATAATTAGAACCAGCAACAGTTTGATCGCCATCTAAAGGTGGCGAACAAAATTTTCCCATCAGAGATAATTGTCCATTTACTGTGGTTGATGTAGATGTAACAGATGCTGCTTGTCCTGTACCAATTGAAGTGTTCATTGTGCGCCAGTAAAAAGCATCATCACCAGTATTATCAGCATTATAACTTGATGCTTCAGTAACTGGAAATGTTCCACTTAAATTATTAAGCGCATTATGAAAATATAATTTTATTGCCATTTTTTAATTAATTTGTATCAACCCATAAATCACCAGTTGAAGGTGTTGAAGGTTGTGTAGTTCCAACTGTTATTTTAGCAACACCATCACCTATAATATTTCCAATACCAGATGTACCATTTGTACCATTTAAACCTGATGAACCTGAACTACCTGAATATCCTGAACTTCCAGATGTACCATTAGCACCATTATTTCCTGATGTTCCTGATGTACCGTTTGTTCCTAATGATATACCAGATGTTCCTGATGTACCGTTTGTTCCAGCTATTCCAGATGATCCTGATGTTCCACGTGTTCCAGATGAACCAGATGTACCATTTGTAGCATTAACACCAGATGTTCCAGATGAACCTGATGAACCATTAGTTCCAGATATTCCAGAT